ACCAGATATTCCTGAGCTACCGCTAGAACCAGATGAACCATTTGAGCCAGATGTTCCAGAGCTACCACTTGTTCCTGAAGAACCAGAGCTTCCTGATATACCATCTATACCAGAACTTCCACTTGTTCCTGAGCTACCACTAGTACCTGAGGTACCTGATGAACCTGAACTACCAGATGAACCTGAAGAACCACTAGTGCCACTAGAACCAGAACTTCCTGAAGTACCATCTATACCAGAACTTCCACTTGTTCCTGAGCTACCAGATGAACCATCTGCTCCACTAGTTCCTGAAGAACCAGAACTACCATCTGTACCTGATGTTCCTGAAGAACCAGAGCTACCGCTTGTTCCTGAGCTACCACTACTACCTGAAGTGCCTGACTCAGAAAGTGTTGTCCATTGTGAAGATACAGGAGATGGTTCGTTGTTTAAATTGTTGTTAATATTTGAAAGATATGTACCTCCACTATAACTAACCAAATCGTTTATCTTATATGTTGTGGATGAGTTCCAAGAACCTGCCGGTGTGATACCAACACCACTTGTTCCTGAGCTACCAGATGAACCACTTGTTCCTGAGCTGCCAGATGAACCACTTGTTCCTGAGCTACCAGATGAGCCATCTACTCCACTAGTCCCTGAGCTACCAGATGAGCCACTTGTTCCTGAAGAACCGGACCCGCCCTCTGTTGCTGTTACAGTTACGGTAACACTTGAACCTGTTGCGGTTACTGTAACTCCTGACCCGACAAAATTTATTGAGCTTGCACTTGTTGTCAGAAGAACTCCTTCATCATATATAGATAAATTAGTTCCCGTACCAGAAGTGCCGGAAGTGCCAGAGCTTCCACTCGACCCTCCAGTACCCGAAGTACCACTAGAACCTGAACTACCGTTAGCACCATTTATACCACTAGTTCCTGAAGTACCACTTGACCCTGATACTCCGCTTGAACCAGAACTTCCTGTGCTACCACTTATTTGTTGAGTGATTGATGAAAAATATATTGAATTTGTCTGAGCCGAACATGAACTTTGGTTTGGACTAACAATAACCAACAAACTATCAGGAGCCCCTGAGGGGACAATAGGTAATTCCGAAATTTTTACATAAGAAGCCATCGTTCTTATAAATATACTTATACCAAATCTTTATTAATTATGCGATAAAAATTATTCCGCACTGAGATGCTAATGGTATATTATTCTCTGTTATTATTATTGTAATATCACATACCTCACATGGTATTAATTTAAATTTTTCACAACCATTTGAATCTTTTAATATTAACATTATTGAAGGTACAGTATTAAAAAAAGAATTTGGTAAAAATGTTTCCTCAGGAGGTACAGGTATATTTGTGGTTCCTGTTATTGAACCGAGATAAGTTTTATAATTCCCATTAAAATCCGCAATGTAGACTTCTATGGGAGTATAACCTGAGGCATTGGTAATTACAACTTGTGTCATGTTGTGCATACGGTTTTTTCTGCTAATTCACAACCGTTCGAATCTATAAGTATTATGTTCACTAAAGGAACTCCATTAAATTCATCAGGTAAATCAAAATATACCGAAGGTGGTACTTCTGAATTAATTGTACCTAAAAAAAAACGATTATTTCCATAATAATCGGTTCCATATACTTCTATAGGTGTTGTACCCGTAACACCAGTTATTTCTATTCTTGTCATGTTACACAAGTTATGTCGTAGTTAATTAACACATCTACAGTTATTATTTGATTATTCAACGGACCACCTACATATGTTTGTATTGTTATTTGATTATTAGGTGCGTCTATTGTTACCTTTTGTACTCCAGGTATAGACAATAATAAAGTATTAATCGCCGAGTACCACAAATTATCTGAAGGAGCTTGTGTTAATGTTGTTGCAGTAAAGAAACTACTTGTATAATCATTACCTAAAGGTTCAACTGAAACTTTAGCAGTAAAAATAGCATTGTTTAATACACACCCTTGGTTGTCTTGTGTTAAATCAACAAAACCTTCATTAAGCATTTCTAATAATCCACATTTTGTTCCTGACTTCAATTGGAACTCTTCACTTCCCATCGCATATACTTGATATGAAATAAAACTTTCACTACAACTAACAGTTGTTGTTCTTTTCAAAGAACATCCTGAGCTATCAACTATAGTTACACTATAAGTTCCCGCAGTCAATCCTGAGGCTATAATTGATTGTGGATTAGTTGGTACATTATCTGACCAATAAAAACTGAATGGTGGAACTCCTGAAGAAATAAATGCGGTTACCGTACCCTGATTACCTGTCCCACATGTAGTTGAATATAAACTGTATGTGATAGGTTGGGAATAATTAATATATACTTGTTTAGTTTGTGTACACCCGTCAGCATCTACCACAGATACCGTATGAGAACCTTGACTTACATTTGTAAATGTGACCGCAGATTGTGTTGTATTTAAAATTTGATTTGTATTATCAAGAATATAATCATAAGGTAAAGTACCTCCTGTAGATGCAATTACTTGTAATGTTGCATTATTTAACCCACAAGTTGAGCCGGTTACAGTCGTTAAAATTGTAAACTTATCTTGAGCAATAATAACCGCATAACCTGTATACGCACAACCTGAACTATCCTCAACATAAATTGTGTAAGTTCCTCCTGTTAGGTTTGTAAAACTATTAGTTGTATTATTACTTACAATAGTATTAGTATCTGAAGTCGGATATACTAATGTATATGTATATGGTAAACTTCCACCCTGAACTGATATGTTAATTGCTCCATTATTTTGAGAGCAACTTGAATTTGTTGTATTGATTGCAACAGAACTAATTCCATTTGGTGTTAGCATCTGAACTGATTCTGTGAAAGTACAAAATCCTGAGTCAGTTACTTTTATATTAACAACACCAGCAGTTAATCCAGTTACTGTGAAGGATTGTGCGTATGTTATTAGAAAGTCACCTGTTGATGCCGAATAATAATAAGGTGCCGTTCCACCTGTTATTGTCATTGTTACTCTGCCGTCATTTTGGAAACATGATGGCTGTTCAACAACAAAATTACCGAACCCTACTTGAGCAACATCTGTAACGGTAACAGATTTAGATAAACTACATCCATTCGAATCAATCACTGTTACTGCATATATATTTGCAGTCAATCCTGTAATATAACTAGTACTTTCACTATTACTCCAAACATAAGTGTATGGAGAAGTTCCTGTCTCTCCTGTTACATATATTTTACCTATAGGTTGTCCACCACAGCTTGAGTTTGGTACAACATAGAATCCAAAATCAAACGGAATAGAATCCTCTATTACTACTGTTTGACTCATCCCTGTACATCCACCCAAATCTTGTACAAGTAAGCTATATGTTCCTCCTGTTAAGTTATTAAAAACGACAGAATTAACATTTGTAATTGCTGATGTAATGTATGTACCATCCCCGCTATATAAATAAAAATTTGTTGACGAATATTGAGAAGTAGAGCTTCCGGTTATTGCTCCATTATTTTCTCCACAAGTTGTATTTTGAGCGGCAGAAATAACTGAACAAACACCATTAGATACTGGTATGTTTACATAGAACTCATTATTTGTTGGTAGGGTGCTATCGTTTAATCTTAAAGCATATGTGTTTGTGGATAATCCAGTTTTAACTGACGGTGTTAGTGTTACCGTATCTGTACCTAAACTTGGAGTTATCCATTCTACGGTATATGGTGGAGTACCTCCATAAGGTAGTATACTAATAGAGCCTGAACTATTGCTTTGGCAATCTCCTGTAATTAATATGTTATAATTAAATTGTGCCATTATCCACAACTTATTTCTATATTTATACCAACATTAAGAGTTAGTGATTCTCCCAAATTCATGGGTGTCATTGTTAAATTATTTATTGTTAGCATATTACCATTTAAATAATAACCTAAACTATACTGTGTTAGTTCAGGTAAACTGTTTACCAAAGCCGTCTTCCATTGAGTGTTTGTAGGGACATCTGTTGGTCCATACCCCACATAGAATTCTTCTTGTATTAAAATATTATTATCCAATCTTAAATCAACATACCATGTAGATTTTAATGAATTCATTATACAATCATTAACCGTGAGACCTTGTGATGTTAAGAACTCATTGACTCTGTTATTTAAAATACTACTAAAGTTAGAAACATTAACATCACCATTAAGCCAAGGATAAATAAAGAAATCAACATATTCAGAGCTACAGCTATAGTCAAATATATTTGTAATGATAGAACATGGTTCTGCCGGTACAGGTATAAACTGACATCCTCTTTGTCTTCTATATACAAATTTTTGTTTATGAAGAACCGAGTTTTCATATTTAATTCCTGTTGTCCAAATTGTTGTTGCTGGTATCATTTGCTCAACCAACTTCATCCAATAAGGACCCATACCTTCAACATAGTTAATAAGTTTTTGATATGTGTATTTGTTATTTGGTATACCTACAGTTTGTTCTGACTCCAAATATTTCCAAAATATTGATTGAAGTGTTGGGTATCCTCCTGTCTTTCCATCTGTTATGAATTGTCTGTTTCTTGTATTAATCATGTTTAACCAAAAAGTTTGAAGAAATTCAAAAAAGGTCTTCTTTTTTGGTTCAGGATTAACAAAAGTAGAATCAACTCCACCAGGGACTGGAAAATTAACCGTCATTCCTGATTCAGGAATAGGGTAATTGTATTTGACTGATTCGTCCCAAACATCATACGCCAATCCTTGTCCAGGATTTAAATTTAAATCTATGTTTTTGACATTTATAACTAACTTCTCATTGTCCACAAAATAGTAAGCATTGTAATTTGCCTGATTTGAGACTCTTATCTTATCATCATCCTCTCTCCAAGACTTATTATTATCAACAACTCTACCTATTTTGAAACCTTCAGTCATATATGGAAACTGTCTATAAACATCCAAATATTTTTCACCATAAGTGAACGGTTCTAATTGTGTTTGTATATTATAGTTCTGACCAGTATATACAAGTCCCGTTAAAGTTACTTCATCAGGACTTCTGTGTTGTGGTGTACTTTCATACCAACCAGACCCTTTTTGGAAAAACATCGATTCTGTTTCAACAGGAGATTGTGGATACCCTTCAGCATCTATTGGATAGTCTAACACATCAACACTAACATCTTCGTATATATCAGTAGTAGTAAATGCGGTAAACAACTGACCTTTAATTTTAAAAGTATCACCAGGTAATAAACTTGGTACTTGCTGAACATATGTTCCTCCTGAGATTTGAGCAAACTGAGTTCTAAAGTTTTCCATGTTTATTCTTTGGTCTGCCAAATAAATGTATTCATTGAACTGAACCAATGAATCGGGTGCACCTATAAGTCTTAACATAAACTCTATAGACCTTCTTGTTCCTTTTGATTTGAACAGATAAGCGGCGTTTAATATTAAGTTTCGATAAAATTGGTAATTTAACTCCGTTGGTGTTATTGCCTTTGAGTACCCTGGATACTGATTAATCGCATTATTACCAAAAACACTATTTAAAAAATTTTCATTCGTGATTGGTGAGAAGTTTGAGTTCCATCCTAATGTTTGTGATAAATTATATAGTAATTGTGAAGGAATATCATCTTCAGGATTATAATGTACAGAATTAATATACGCTAAAGCGTCTATAAATTGTTTTATTTGGTCAAAACTTCTTCCGTATATTTGAAATATTTTCTCAGCCTTTTGCCCTAAAGTATCAAAGTCTTTGAGTGAGCCAGATATCAAAAATCTTGATAGTAAATTTGTTTTGAATCCATCTAAATTCAAGGCAATCTCTTCAAGTTTTGTTAAATAGTTGTCAAACCCTATAGACCTGATATCCAAATTCCACAACCCATCTTTAGGCCAAGTAACCAGTTGTTCTGAAATATAGAACTGACCCATTTCATTCTGCAAAGGAACTTTAAATGCCGCAGTATATTCAGGTCTTATTAATCTGTTTAATAAAAACTTCTCCACTTCATCAAAGTCTTCACTCATAACCTTATCTACAATATAATCATTTGGTCTTATCTCAAATGTTTCGTAAAAAGTTGTGGCTGAAACACCAAATGGTGCCCCTGAAACATAAAAAGCGATATACCCACTATCAAATGTCTGCGAAGGTGAAAAAGATTGTACTTTGAAATCGATATCATTAACACTAATAGCATAATCCAAATAAGTGTTATATAGGTTTCTATATTTAGAAACTTCAATTTCTCTTAGACTTATGTTTCTTGTCGCGTTTACTGTATAATCAATGTCAAAAGGATTGTGTATCCTTTCAACACTAACCTCTAAATAAGTTTCATCCAGTGATTTGTCGTAAGATATATTAACAGCAGTTGCCCCTGTTGTAAAATCTGTTTGGGTGAATAGAACATCTAACGCCGCAGGAAAATAGTTAATTATTTTGGTTACTGATACACTAAATCTTTTAGATAGAGAACCATACATTGAGAAGTTTAATACTTCTGAAACATCATAATTGGGGTAGACCCTAAATTGTGTTGCCAGTATTGTTCTTCCTTGTAATTGAGTATCTAAATCTAAATCGTTTAGGTTTAATGGTGTTGAAAAAGCTCCGACATTAAATGTTCTATTAACTTTTTCAACTACTGATGTAGTAAATTCAAAGTTACCTTGCGTTAATCCTCCTCCCGCAACGGTTTGTAATCCAACAATATCGTCCGAGAATGTCCCAGCTCCGTTACCGGGTCTTGGGGGGTAAAAATATTTACTTCTTGTTAATGCCATTAGGTTACTATAGTGTTAAAGTTTTTACTAAAATCAATGTTATTACCCCTACTTTGTCTAACCTCATAAAGAAGAGCATTAAATTGGTCTCTAATTTCATAAAGGTTATATTGTCTGTAGATGTTATTCTGTGAATCGTAGATTGTGTATATACCATCATCAATTGATTTAGTTTGGTTACCATAAAGAGCAATTGCAAGAGACGATATGTCGTATTCAACCATTTCGATATCAATCGTTACCGGATTGAAAAATGTATTTGAAATAACAATTTGTTGGTCGGGTTGTCCGATATATGGTGTTGCGTTTGGCTTGTTTGTTGGTGATGATGATGGTGATACTGTAATAAATAATAAATTTGATTGTCCATCAACATATCTATATCTAATAGCCTTTTGTGTTGTGTTAACTTGGTTAGTCACAACTGGTTCACAATAAAAACATGAAGTCACAATCCTAAAGAAATTTGGTATTTTAGAACCATCGTTATTAAGATATTCAATTCTAAAACCAACAAGTCCTTGTGGTACAAATTTATTCAAACTAGCTGTGGGTACATTTGACAAATCAACTATAATACCCTTCACATTTGGTAATGCACTCAACACACCACAATCCGTGATTGTTGTTCTTATTTGTGCTGGTCTTAAATATAAAGTGTAAAACCCTAACTGATTAAATTGTTCTGCCGGTAAAGTTAAATTGTATAATCCACCCAAAACTTCAACCCCATTGTTTCCACCTGTCTCATCGTTATTGAAATAAGGTCTCAATATAGTTGGGGCATCTAGTGTCGTTAAAACGAATTGGTCGGTAACATCTCTAGACGGTGTATAGTTCATGATTATTTCCACATCTTGTGGTGATACATCACTTGGTCTTAGTGTTCCGTATGTTCCTATTGCCATAATTTATTATTATATTCTATAAATAGTTTATGTCTTTTTTTCAACATTAAAAAATCCATATCCGTAGTTAATTAAATCTCCCATGTTGTCAATTTCTCCCAATCTTTGTACTCTTTCAAAAGCACTATTCTTTCCTCTCTCAACAAAAACATTGGTTTGTATCTGTCCTTGGTCGATGACTTTAATTAAAGATTCATCTTTTACTATTGGTTGTGCTGTTATATTATCTCTCGTAAACCCTGAAGAACCAACAAAAGAAAGTGTCAATCCATTATTATAATTGTAATAATCAACATTTTGTATTGTATATGCAGTAAACACCGGATTAATATCCGTTATTGCACCATATATCTCACCATTCTTAATAACGGGAACTCCAACTTGGTATTGGACTGGTCCATATAAGGCAAGTTCTGTTAGTCTTGATTTTGTTTCTGAAGATACTGTAAATGGTACACTAGTATAATTTGAACTTAATTCAGATTCAACGGTATTAACCGCGTCTCCCGAAAAAATATAATCATAACTTATGGGTGTTGCTGACCAACTTCCAATATTGGATGTAAAGAAAACCCTGCCTTTAGGATTATAAATTATTGTATTTTTAAAAGGTACAGATATTGTTTTGTACACATCGACTTTTCCCCAAGGATTTATCTGTTCCAAATTAATGGTATATTTTCTTGTCCCGTTTGGATAAGTGTGTGAAATATGGTTTGGTGTGTACCCCGTAACAACTTCAATAGGAGAACCATCCCCCCAATCAATAGTATATTTTGATAAATCAATAAACTTCTGATACTCACTTGAAGTATTGAAAACACTATATGTGTAAGCAGAAGTTGTGGTTGATGAGAATATAAAATTAGTCACCACATCTTGTTGATATATTAAACCATCGAATGGTGTAAAATACCCTGAATCAACAGTGCTTTGTCTCAACAATATCGGTATTGTTAACCCTGTAAGAGTTGATGAACCGTTAGGACCAGCACTAACCACTTGTGTCATTGCAGAATAAACCCCAACACTAATCCCACTATAAGTTACTGTTGTAAGGTCCCCTTTGATTGTTTGTGGGGATATAACTATATTGTAAGTATCACTCATTATACTGGTGGGTTTACATATTCATACCAAAGTATTGGAATATCTGTTCCAACTCTAGCTCCTGTTTTTATGTCGTAGATTTTATAATTGATATTAACATAATCTAAAACCGCTCTATAATAGAAATATTGCGTATTATCGAATGCATAAACATTTCCACCAAAGCTTGACCCACTGAATGTCGCTTGTGGAGCATTCATTAGCTTTGTAAACTGTCCTGTTGCCGCATTATAAAATTTGGCGGTCATATAAAAAGTATTAATTGGTGCGAACTTTAAACTCTTCAACCAATAAATAAAAAAACCTTCTTTGTCCCCAACATAGTCCAATTTAAATTTTGGCTTTCTGATATTGACAGGTGTTCTTGCCATGTTAAGTTCTTGAAATAAACCTTGTTGTGTTGGTAAAATAACGGTTAAATAATTCTTTTGTCTTTTCTCATCCACTGTATCATAGAAGTCTAATTTAAAAAATGATTTAGCAAACTTATTGGAGTAATAAAAAACTTCTTGTGTTGTAAACCCTTCCCCTAAATAACTATTATTCCAACTTGATACTGATGTTAACGAACCTCCAGAATAAAAATTGAATTCATAATTTATGTCTGTTTTGTTTGATGTTTCGTGAGGTGCGTGTGGAAATCTATTAACCTCAAAATCATAACCTTCACCTAACACTTGAGTAATGGCGTTCTCTTGATATTGGTCTATACCGTCATCAAGTCCTTCATAATCCCAACTCAATTCAATAGGGATATTGATTTGCTTATCAGTAAGCCCGAACTGTTGAATTACAAATTTATTCACATTTATCAATTATAGGTTTATTAGGTATCGGAAGTCCGGTTATTCCCTCATTAAGGTCAAATCCTTTATCATCAGGTATTAACCTAAATATCGCATTTGAGTAAGGGTAATGAGCTAAATTTAAAAACGGATAATCAACTCCTCTATCTAACTCATCAAAAAAACCATAACTATATAAATCTCTCCATCTAAACACTTGGTCTGTTTCCGAATAGAACGCATAACTTGGTATGTTATCTACAGTATTAGGGTCTCCGACTTCAATGTAATCTGAAAACACTCTTATTACAACTTCATTATGTGGTTTATAATAGTATCCTGAAGAGTTAGGATTAGATGGGTTAACACTTGTTTGAAACACATCCTGATTAAATTTAATCTTTTGATAGTATGGTGATACTACTCTTTCGACTTGGTAGTAATCATTCCATTCACAAAAATCACCATCAACCAAAGAACCTATTTGTAAATTTTTGTTATAATAAAAAGTCTTGGTTACTCCTGAAGTTTGTGTATATGAATCTGTTTTTATATTCGTATTTGAATTTAAATTACTTGCACTCCACCAAGAATTATTGGTTTTTGTAATATTAAATTGCCAACCCTGTTTTAATCCAACTCCTTGTGTTGGAGCATTAAATAAACCTGAATACCCCCTATTAATAATTGTCAAAAACAATTCGGTTATCGGTCTTTTTTGATTGTCCAACAATTTACTAATATTGATATCTCTATTCATTGTTATTGTAAATGCATTGGAGCTGGTCTTCTGTGAAATTCTTGTTATGTTATTTGGTGTAAGCGTGTTTAATTCTAATTTTTTTTCATTTCCAAATGGATTTTTTTCAAATCCTGTTTTTGTGATAATTACATCATCAACATTAGTTAATACTTTATGTTGCCTAACATAATATTTTGATTTTGTTTCAATTGGATTATCATAATTAACAACTCTTTTGAATGTTCCCGTAACTCCGTTGTTTAGAGAATTACCCGTAAATCCAATATTATATATGTTGAATATGTACAAATCACTATCGAATAGTCCGTTACCTAAAGAGTATATCTCAAACAATTCTTCGTTTCTATATTGATAGACCTTATTGTTTATTATCAATTCTACAGATTCTCCTACAGTCAATCCATGAGGACAAATACATTCAAATGAAATTACACCACTACCTTCTTGTGTGTTTTTCTTAATAACAAAAGGAATTCCGTCTTTGGCAACCCAATTGTAATAATTGTTATTTAGAGTTGCAGACATTTTAGCATCTATATTATTATTAGATGCATATGTTATATAGTAATTCCAATTATATGTGAAAGCGCTTTTAGGTTCGTATTTTATGTGTTCATTATCCACATCTTCCCTTAGAAAATCAAACTCATAGTATTGTGGGTATCCCTGCCAATTATCAGTAAAAACCGAAGAAGGTGCATTAACATAATATAAATTGTTTTGAATCGGAATAAACTTGGTGCTTCCTGAAAATACATTATCATATAAATAACCAACCTTAAATGTTGGTCTGAATATTGTTGATGATTGTCTTTCATCATCGTAAACCTGAGCAAGACTTACCGTAAAATTTCTATCATATTCAACAAGACTCTGATTCTGTTGTTCCAAAGATATTTCTATTCTTTGGTCATTAGCCGGTGCGGATTTATACTCCTGACTACTCGGTATAATAGTATACTTATTCATCTATAGAATATTTTGTTTTAAACTTTTCTAAAGCAGTTGCTCCAACCACAGTACCAAAATAAAAATGGAAAGGTGCTCCAACTATATTTTTATTATTTATTACAGGTCCCTGTGGAGTATAATAAGTTCCAGCAACCAATGCAGTATCCCCTGTTACATTAAAAATATAACCTCTCATGTTTTGGTCATTTACTATTCCTGAAGCCTTAAAATAATCTCCAGCAATCCTATCTAATGACTGATAATTTTTCTGTACAATCCCTGTTGAATTTGTTGCCCATGTGTTTTTTTCTGTACCAAATATTTGATTGGTAGTTTGTATTTCCCATCTATAAAAAGGAACTTCTTGGGATTTTATACCAAAAGTAAAAGGAGTTGCGGTTGCCGTTGAGCTTGACCTAAAATCAATTCTTCCTGGTGTTATGAAATCTTTAAACTGTAAATCACTTGTTGTTGATGAAAAGAAAACTCCTATTGTTGGTTTGCTAGGTGTTCCGTATATGTTAACAGGTGTCGCCCCTGTTTGATTAAACCCATAAAATTCAGGTGAGAATTTAATCACCCCTTCTTCTGAGTTTATTGACATTAGTTGAGCCAAATCCCCATCTATTCTTGTACCCTTTCTTGTAAAGAGTTGATTCAATGAATTATTCCCTATTGATAATAATTGTTGTAAAAAGTTTTCATCGATAATTCTTGAGATAACAAAAAAGTTTACCAAGTCTGAAGTATCCCCATAACTTGTTGGTTTAAGTGTGTCTAAAATATATGCGTTTGTTCCAGGGTCTAATGTTATTTCAGAATAAAAAGAATCTTTATATCCCAAATCTATTATTGTTGTTGGATATAGGAGATTAAGTACATTATTACTATTACTGTTTCCTGTGGGTAATTTTCCAATAAATTTATTTGTTGTATTATTATACGGACTACTTCTATAGTAGAAGTTGTTTGATACTGACTCAAAATAAACAATTTCTTTACAGAAATTTGGAGAATTTGGTTTATTTTGTTTGTTAAAAGTGGTATCTGTTTGGATTGGGAACATGTATAATGAACCGTTAACCCAGTTATTTGCAAAGGTTTGTGAAAGAACACCTCTACACAATCCGTAGAAAAACCTATATCTATAACCCCACTCTTGGAAATATTGTATATCTTTAAATAAACCAAACAGAGGGTTTGTAAAAAAAACATAACACCCGTTTTCTACTTGGTCTTTTATTTGACAATTATTCTTTATACCAAAAGTTCCGCTAAAACCTGAATAACAAGAAAGTGAAACCATGTCAGGACAATTATCAAAACTAGAAAAGACTTTATCAGCGTATGCAATGTCTTCAATATCTGGAGATACTTGTTGTGCGCCTGTTGAGTACGAATTTGCAACAATTTCTTCATCAGGTTCAGGTATTGCATAAAAAACAAAATTATTGTTTTGTTGTAGTAACATAGGATTTGTATCCCAACTTCCCCCATCCAATTGGTCTGACGATGGTAATCTATCTAATCTAACAATATTTCTATTCTTATTAGAAAAAGACATCGGATTTAATATTGTCTTTGCATAAGAATTATATGAATAATATTGGAATTTATAACTATCATATGAGCCACCTAACGCATCTCTACCTGTTATTAATGCATTTCCAGACAAATCCTCAGAATTATCATACTTAGATTCATTAGCGTTAGAATTCCAAAATTCATTTGAAGTATTTGTATGTATACCTGTTGCTCCAAAATAATTTTTAGTATATGTGTATGGTAAACTATTTGAATACGAAGAATCAATATCACCATAATACCCTATTGTTGATGACGTAAATCCTGAAAAATCATTTCCAGGGGTAAAGAAATATGAAGGATATGTTATTTCGGTTTGATTAAAATTTTGTACTGTTTTGGATGAACTTACAAGTTTTTGTATTGGTATATTAACTCTAGTTGATGCAGTTACACTATATCTATTGTCATCGATTGAGGAACCAAACAATAATCCTAAATTGTATCTATTGATGTACTTTGGAGAATATGGGTCGACTCCTCTTTGTAATATTAGAACATATTGATTGTCATAATTTTCATAAAAATCTCTAAATTTTAATAATCCACCATCTCTATTGAAATTAACATAATAATCAAAATCTCTATATTGAAATAAATCTCTATGTACCTTACCATTAATTACTGTCTTTGAATCCAATATATCAATAAATGTTTGTCCATTGGTTGGTGTTATTCCCATTTTAAAGAACTCACTAACCGTTATTGCTGTAACAACCTGAAGATACTCTCTATCCATCGGGAATATTTGTCTGTCTACAGTAGAACCTGTAGGTAGTGAATATGAAACAGAGTTTTCATTTAACTGATTAGTTTCATTAACATATTTAACACTAACTAAAGTTGGTCCTGATATTGTTGTACCTGATACTCCAATAGTTGCCCCACTATTTGTTATTTGTGTTACATACGAATTTAAATCAGTCGTTGTTGCCGGATTGACAGTAGTTAATAATTCCCCTGCAAAATATTCTACTGTAGATAAAACAGCGATGGTATTATCTAAATGGAAAGTATTTGGATTATAGTTATTGGCAAAACTAACTTTAATTTTATTAATCCCATTAAAAAATGATTGTCTTGTGTTAAATATATTAATTCTTTCCCCCAATGGTAAATCGTAACCATATGCAAAAAGTCTTTTATCGTCACTACTTCTTCTCATCACACCTGACTTAGGTACTTTGTAAACGGTAGGTGCATATGACCCTTGATTTCCACCCATAGCCTCAGAATAAATTTGAGCGTATGTATCAATATCTTCACTAGGAGTATCTCCAGAAAAATAGTTCTGAAACTTTGTAAGATAATTTTCAGGACTAGAAACAAATGTTAAAGTTCCTGATGTACCAGTGTCAACACTTCTACTAGTCACTTTTGTTTTAGCACACTCACAAGTCTCGCAAGTTGGATATAACATCATTGGGAACCTAACAGGGAATCCCTTGTCTTGGCATCTAAGTCCGAATAAAGTACATAAAAACCCAAACGGTCTTATTCCAAAAATTTTAATTCTACAAAGAGCACAAATTATCCTAATAATCTGATATATAACACCGAATATTATATGTATTGCTATCAACAAAAAAAGTCCTTGAAACTGGAAAAGTTGCATCAATATAGAAAATAAGAAAAATAAAAAGTCAAAATTTCTAACCCCGTCGTTAACAGGAAATTTATTTACAGAATTATTACAACTATCATCATCTATTTCTTTAATACCAATAAATCTTCCCTTAGCACCTTTTTTAAATTCGTCAATTAGTCCAGATACCGTATAAACTTTATTATACCCAAATTGATAGAAGGTATCTTGGCAACTTACAATCTCATCCACTTTTTCATTCACATCATTGATGTTTGATATACCTTCGGTATACCCCGACCAATCAAGTCCAAAATAATAAGAACTCCTAAGTTGTGCCCTTTGTGTGACATTTCCGTTTGAAACTGGGTCTGATGATGAATTTGTCCATCCAAATTCCCTAACATTAGGAACAAGAAAATATGCCCTTCTTACTGATTCTGTCAATGATTTAGATTGTTGCCACTTAATTTTGAATCTGTATTTTCCTTTTGTTGGTATTCCAATTGATGGGTCATAAGAAATGACTTTATTACCGAATTCATCTGTAATAACATAATCTAAATTCATCGGTAACTCGGTTATCCATGTACCATCTTGGTCTATTATATTTCCCGCTTGTTCCAATCTAAATTCTTCTATGATTGGATTACCTTCCTTATCTTGCTCTATTGTTTGTCTAATCGCTAATATTTGGCCCGGTCCTGTTGTTAACCCACATAGGTTACCCATATTGTCTTTTGGTTTACAATTTTTTCTAACTCGATATTTGTCCGAAGTAGAAAATATTGAACCCATAAAAACAGAGGTCGGTTGTATATCAACATTTGCATCATCCCTCAAATCAAAATCAACTCTATTAATTGCAAGTTGACATATTTCAGGTTCTCCCCATAAGGGTTGGACCTCAACTGTTTTATTTAAACTAATGAGTTGTGGTAAAGAATTTAAATCATTAGAACTTCTAAACTGATTTCCGGCAACTTGCGTTTCTGTAGCTAAACCCATCCTGATTAAATCTTGTGGTGTTAGTGAGAACTCACCTATGTCTGATAAATCAACATCCATCACAAGAGTTTGGAACCCAACAGGTACTCCCATTATCATGTAATCACCGCTATCGTTCGTCTTAACTGTAAATTTATAATACTTGTCAAATATTTCTATTACAGTTGCGTTAGTTAATACATCTTGCTTTGTAGGAAATGTTCCTGTCGCCGCATGTTTGCTATATGATTTTTCATATGGTAATAAATTATATCTATAACCATCTTCATTTTTGTCTTCAGGTTGTGTGTATGGATATATTGGAGAAATTAAAGGACTTGTTGAATCTTCGTCTGTTACCGGTATAAACACAGATACTTTTGCATTTGCAATACCATATCCATTATTCGCAGTAACTCTACCAACCACAACCCCATAATCCGCACAAGAACGCACATAAACATCTGTCTGTTGAATTTTCAAAGAAAGTATTTCTAAAAACTCAAAGTCTTGATTAAGGTCTATATTAATAGTTTTGTTAATCCCTAATTCTGTTCTTATCCTGTAGCTTTGACTCATCGGGTCTTTAATCTATAAATAGTTTAGGGCAAATTTTTACAGAGTGTAAAACCACCTATTGAAATGTATTAATCATCTCAAATAAATAAACTTATTAAGAGAATGTAACAGTTTGGAAGTTTTTAACGCTTACTTTAATATCTTTTGTTGGGTATCTAACCTGATAAATTTGGACAGGTTCTGCAAAAATTGTGTCGTCAACAGGTTGTATTAATTTAGTTTCAGGGTCAGCATATTGCATAGATGTTTCAAATGAAGAATATTGACCACCTACTTGATTGTATATGTTTAAACCAGCGACAGTTATAACTCCTTCTTGATTTTGAATGATACTTTTTATTTCAGACAGATAAACATTTTGACCTAATTGTCTGAAAAGCGGATTGAAATAATCCGATATTTTATTTACAACATCCGTTATAATTTGTCCTGAGTTTTGAGTCGATTGTAAAACAATTGATATTTCAACACTCAAATCAATTACTTGAGCCGTTTGTACTGAAATATAATCATTCAACATTCTATAGTTTGACAAATAGTCTGCAATATTTTGTTTCAATGTATTTGATACGATACTTGTAAGTTTACCTGATGTATCATATGATAATAATTGTATATTGACTTTGTTATCGTTTTCCGTAATTGCAACTTTAGCAGGTGCCCCGAATTGAGCTGGCATGTTTCTCAATAAAGCTTCGTAATCTTGAACTGTTACCGCTCTTTTTTGTGCTGAGAAGTTAAATGAAACATAATTTCTGACTTCTTCTATTGATGGTTGGTTTGCTCCACCAATAGCCGCAGTTACGTTCACACATCTTAATGAATTAACTACAGATGCATTTGTAAGTTCTGAAGGACCATTAACATAAAAAGTAACAGTACCAACTTGATTAATAACATTTGTACCTAAGTTTGTCGCTAATCCGCCGCCCACTCTGTACTGAACAAACAATGTAGAATTAGGAACTAAAGCCGAACCAAGTGAAAAGTTATTTAAATAGTTTTGTATATTAAGTGGAGCGCCTAAATTGGTGAATATATTAAGTTGGTCTTGTGCCGATGTGGTTCCCCCACCAAAAGTCATCTTTTTAAAACCTTCAGGAGTATATTCAGAAATAAATCTATTGTTAGTTTGAATATATCTACCAACTTTAATTCCAGGTTGGTCAGATACTTTAGTTGGGTCTTCAACAAAAACTCTATCTTCAGCCAAAGCGTCAACTTCAAGCCATCTATTTTCTGCACCTAAAAATTCCGCAACTGTCGGAACATTTGTATAGTCAGTTCCATTCTTTAATAAAACACTTGTAATACCTAACACATTTTTTTCAGGCAAAAACAATTCAAAAAATGGTCTTACATCATTTGGCGATATAACTCTTTTGAATACTTTTGTAATACCATTAACAACAAGTTCCCTTTTTGTTATAGTATAGTTAAGAAGAACACCGTTAGTATTAAAGTTTGGTATTTTTAATCTATTAGGAAATCCTTGAGCATTGTATGGTGAAGCAAAATCAATATCATAAATGTTTTCAAACACAATACCTGCACCACTAATTTGTGAACCCCTTACAAGTTGTCCCAAATATCTTTCATCCTCTTTATCACCAAATGCCGGAACTGTTATTGAAAAATCAACTAAAGCAACACTTGGTCTTTGACCAGGAATTTTTAATCCATAAGTTCTAGCAATGTTATATATTGATGACCTTTGTTGGGCATATTGAAGAACAGTTTCTTGAATACTTCTATCAATGTGATAATGTAAATTATCCGCAACCGCAGCATTTAAATCTAAAAAAACAGAGAATACGGAAGCATCGTTGAAGTCTTGTATTAAATCAGGATAATATGTTTTAACATAGTTAAGAAGCTCTGCCCTTATACCCTGAAAGTCTCTGACTGTATATGAAATTTTATTGTTAGCCATCTTGTATTAAATATTAATAATAACGAAATCACTTTGAGAAAAAACCGAATTACCTGTAGAATAATCAATTCTCACTTTAGCAGTATATTCATATGTGTTTTTTCCTGGTACTCTATATATATCCCAAAGTGATGCACTACCTATAGTATCTTTAAATCCAGCATTAACTTCATCTTCCGGAGTTATTGGTTCAATGGAAATATTATTAACAATTAAGTTTGGCATGAATTGTGATATTGAATCTCTGATATCAGCCTCAATAGCGTTAAATGTTAATCCATCAAATGGTTCAAAAATATATTCATATAATCTTGTACCAAATTCCGGTAAAAAATATCTTGACCCTTTCCTAGTTAATAACAAATGAATTAAGTCTGACCTTATTTCTTGCGCCTCATATTCAGTTAAAGCCAAGTAATCCCCTCTTCTAGAATCTTGAAACGGAAAGAATAAACCATATGTAGTACCTTCTGCCATATTAAATAAATATACGCAGACTATTTTTCATATAAAGTAGTATTTCCTTTTACTCCTCTTGTTTCATAAGGGCAATGACGACACCCATTTACTGACCCACAACAATAACCTCTATCTTTATGATAGTCTTCGGTAAATACTATAGTTCTCCCTTCAATGTAGTAATAGGAAGGGAGAAGTTTATTCTTCTCCCTCTCTTTCTTTTCTGTATTTTCCATAGGTTGTTATGCTAATGTTACTTCACATGCTCCGCCAGCACAATCT